TGGTTTCATTGCACCATTATCAGGTACAAGTCCAATAGCACCAGCGAGGTCGCCATCTTGACACTCGTAGTCAGAAGGCGATGCAGAATATCCGTTATACTTAATGTCTTGTATCATAATAACGAAAGGTTATAGCGTGTAGTGAATAATAAGTGGCACAGCCATTCCATAGTGTTTGAACTCTATGGCAACACCCATTGCCAGTCGAGCCTTTTCTGTCTTTTGTTGTTCTGCAAGAACCGCATCACACAGCCGCTTGCTGTAAGCACGAAAGTTCCTGCTATTCTTTTTAGATGCGTAGCACCGTGCCTCGTGTGTACCCACTACATCAACATTGCGTAGTTTTACGAACAAAAGCCACTCGCCACAGCATTTCTCTATATCAAGAACATCGCCATCTCCCAAGTTCAGGATTTTGGCGACTCTTGATGTTATATCTATACGCCCACTTTTGTAGAAAGTAACATCAGGGCGGCGTGTATTACCGAGGATTGCTGACATAGGGACGACAAATTTGATAGTATTTCATACCCTCTGCGGTCTTCCGAACCTTAACAGAGAGTTTACAACGAGAGTTAGCAGGCAGACCGTAATCATAGAAGATACGGTTTACCGTAGGGCAAAGACACTCAAACCCGATACACTTGTGCTTACTATTGAATTGCACATCGGCAAGTTGCGTTTCTTGCTCAATCGGTGGATTAAGCATAAAACCATAGCACTTTGTATCGGGGATATAGAACGCATAAATACGGGCAACATCAAGCCCCATCACATTCAGCGACTTGAATAGTCGGCGCGAGAATGTGATGGAGTTATCTGTTGCGTCCGCAATTACATATACGAAAAGACTTCGTAGCCAAGTGATAAATTTCTGTACCATATCACAAAAGTAAAACGGAAGATGGTTTATAGGATTTTATCTGTTAATCCTTTGTGCTGGCGGATAGTTCCTGCGACTGCGGAACGAGATTGTTTCTACATACGCAAAGGTTGTAGTGCTTTCAATATCCCTACGATGTAGGTCAGCTGCACCACGAGTACGGAAGATAAAACAACTCAACTCATACTTCTCCACACCTCGCGTATTGATGATGTTAGCGTAATACTTGTGTCCAAAGATGAAATCTATAATGATGGACAATACGGTTTTTTCTTGCATAATAGTCAGACATTTAGATGATGTTAAGGAAAAATTCTTTCCAATAGTTAAAGAATTGGAAAGAATTAGAATTAGCGTTTGTCGCCATTGCCAATGATGACACCTCGGTTCTTGCGGTCTGCGAGTTTGGCGAGATTGGCTTTGGCAACATCTTCGAGCGACCAGCCCATAACAGAGCATAATCCTGATAGTTGCCATAGAATATCTCCTGCCTCTGCTTTGAGGTCTTTCTCGGACGAGCGAAACCATTCTCCCTTAACGAATATATCGTTCTTGTCAATAGTCGCCTCTGATTTGCGGATACTCTTGGCAATTTTACTGGCAAACTCACCAACCTCTCCAACGAGGTTAAGCATCATATAATTAAAGTTATTGCTGCTTTCTGTGCAGGTTGTCATTGCCTGCGCTTGGTAATCATTAAATTCCATAATAAAAGAATGAAGGCGGAGTCGCACGACTCCGCCTCGTGTTCGATACTACATTCGTTACTCGTCTTTTTGTGCACAGGTACCACAATCGCACTTGGTTTCGGCAGGCTCTTTCTTCTTGGGCTCCACTTTCTTGTCAAGCCAGTTGCGAATGTCCCAATCGCCGACCAAACTTTTAAGTTCCTCTTTCTCGATGGTTGCTGCGCGTTCAGGCGAGAGCAAATAGTTTCCGAATGACACCAAATCTTCGCAAGTAAACCCGACCTTAACAGCAACAGGTTTTACCTGTGGTAGGAAGATGTGTTCAACCTTAACATTTAATTGCTTGCTCTCGCTCTCTGCACTTTTCTTACAGGAGCAAGCATTGATACTAAACGACAACACGGCAAACACAATCTGCGCCGACAAAGCCGCAAGAGCCACAATCACATTACCAGCGGTCAAAGCACCCAGTACCACACCGCAAGCCACCACTATACAAGCGTTGGCTACCTTTTTTACATTTTTCATTGTTTGTTTTGTTTAAGTTAGACATTATTTGTCGAATACGACATTGTTAATTCGATTTGCCCTACATATCAACTCACCGAGTTCAAAGTTTTGTCCCTCGGCAAGCATTCGTTTGACTTTCATTTTCAACTCTTCCTTATTGGTAGAGTCGGGAAGAACAACAACCGTCTTGGTGTTGTTCATAAAATAGATGTGTACTTTCATATTATTTGTTTTTAATGGTTTGTCGATAGTAGTTCGGGGTCGTCGTGAATGTTGCCGACAATCTCATAGCAACCACTCGGATAGTTTAGTGGAAATATATCTCCAAATGTAAATCCTGCTCCAAGCCATTTGATAGGGCGTACCCAATTTTTAGACTCTTTGTCGGCTGTAAAACTTACTATATCTCCCTCATAAATCTCCTTGCCGTTCTTGTCGTGTAGTCCGGTGAACTGACCGATGGTGTTAGGAAGTACAGGGAAAGTCATAAATGCTATTTCCTTATCATTATCAAATATTTTATAAGTAATCGAAGTATCCATCACTCGTTGGCACAAATCTCCGTGTAGCCATACTCCGTCCCCAGTTTTACCTCTGAATTTGATTTCTCGTTTCATTGTTAATTGCTTACTAATAAATATACCCACTCCTCTGTATAGCAACGCAGATGTCCGCCGATACTAATGCAGAACTGCTTATCTACCACTTTGAGATTGTTCTTCTTGCAGTGTTCGGCAACAGCTTTATCTATTACCTCTTTGGGTACGATGGCTGCGAACCTCAATTTGTACATCATACCTCAATCTCCTTAATTGTTTTCCTTTAACGATAGTCGTTCAGCCTCTATGCGATACAACTCTTTATCATTTTTGCAATAGACTGTACACCATAGACATTCTCCAATTAAACCGAAACCTACTATCGTTCCGTTACACCGAAATCCATCAATCCCAAACAAACCTCCATAGCGTACCCATTCTACATCATCTCCTATCTTAAACTCTCTACTCATAACACAATCTCCTTTTCCACGCCTGCCAAGCGGAGTGCGTGTTGCAGTTGGTGCGTGTGGTATAAATTAAATTTCATTTCAAATCTCCCTATAAATAGGTGATACCATTCTTCTGCGCTGTATTTGCGAATGTATATACCACCTTTTACCCAAGTTTGATATTTTATATTTCGCACAATTTTATTCCACCCATTTTTCTCCAAGATTTCGGGGGTGAGGGGGATAGGCTCGATATCCTTTAATCTAAGCGAATGGCTACCAAATATATCATCGTTTTTTCTACCTACGAGCCATTCTTTTTCTCCTCGGAAAATATGTGCTACTTGGAAATAATCATCGTTTTTCTTTCTTTTACGGATATATCGCACCCAATCTCCAATACTCAATTCTTTAATATTCATAATAGTAATAGTTAGAATTTGCCATCGGCAACTTGAAGACATCTATACTTTAATTCGCGCCATTTAGCAACCATACTATCCCTATCTTCGAGGATTAAGTAAATATCATCGGTGGCGAATTTATTAGCCCACATAAACTTTGAGAGCAGTTCGGGCTTAACCTCGGTATCGTGTCGCCAATCCCTATCTTTGCGCATCAGCAGGTCATAGTTCCACCCAATAGCAAGATGTTGTTTAATCCACTCTTTTGTTTTTTCTCGGACACTTTCTCTGCGACCAGTACAAAATACAATGTGGTATCCCCACTCGTAAAAGTCCTCAACCAATCGCACCATATCCTCGATAGGAGCATCTTCATCGCAATGCTCATAGAAAGAGTCCCAGTCGGGTTTATCTTGTTGGAGATACTTCAATCTGTCCCCAACTCTGGCAATAGTGCCGTCAATATCAACTACAATGATGTTTTTGCTCATAGCTTTTTTAATTTCTTGTTGTACCTTTTAAGGTTCCTTGCTTTGATGCGAGGACTAACATAGTCAAGGATATACTTCCTGCGATAGAACGCAAGTCTTTCTATCGCTTCTTTCTCTGTGTAGGCGTGCTCAAAAGAGTGGCAAGCGTAATGTGGCTTAATTCTATTACGCCAACCAATTGCATATACATCTTTATTTAATGGTTGCGACTTGAAGTAGCAAATTCCAATCTTATAGTATGCCACACGCCTTAATATCCGTAATAACATAGTTTTCATTTATTCACTCCTTTCTTCGATTTTAATTGTTCCTATTGTACTGCTCGGCAGACTTGCGCTACTATACACATTGTTGAGGTTATCCCTCACAGCAAAGAAATGGCGTATCTCTCGATAAATGTGATAGGTGTTTCCGACGAATGGTGTGGCGTTATATTTGAGATAACTGCCTCCTTCAAGTGCAGGAATAAGCCTCCTATGCTCACACTCTCTTTCGATGTCGCTCATCACGCCAGTATCCAGTTCGTACTTTGTGCCGACATTTGCAAATGCCACCGTGTTAGTCATACCGAACTAACCACCACCAAAGCGGCTACAATCCTCTACGCAATCGGCAATTAGGCGTAATTGCGCCTCTGTTACAACGAGGTTGTATAATTTCTGTTTCTTCATAATTTTAGTATAAATACTCTTTATTGAAATAGTTATTCTTGATTAGCCAACAGACGCAACAGATAATACGGTCAAACACATCGCCCTTCCAAAAATACCTGATGGGGTTTGATAATTCTCCCGACATCACAACACGACTTTGTGTTTCTTCTGAAATATACTCAACGCACAAGTAGCTGTCTATGGATAATTTATATTTTGTACCCTCAATTATTACCTCTTGGGGTAACATTTTGAGGAGCCGATGCAACGACCAAGCAGGTTGGTAGTTGTGATGCCTGCCGAATCGGGCACAACAATCTCTGTAACGGAGCATATCAAAGCCGATATAATACAATTCACCTCTGATAGTCTGCATTACATTACAATCCGCAGTTTCTTTCTTTACCCCCAAAGCGAGCAATCGCTCCGACTGCTCTCTGGTAGTACAAATTGGACTGTCGAAATTCATAACTTTACTCCTCCTCGGTTAAGATGTCAAGACAAACTTCAATGCCTTTGCCTACACCGCTTTTGAAATATGCAATCTGCTCCGATGTCATTGTTGGGCATTCTATGCTATTCAAGATAATAGGCAATTGAGTCTTAATCTCTTTCTTCAACGACCTAATAAGGTCTCGTTTTTCTCGCTTTGTCATAGTTTCAATTCCTTTTCGATGGTTTCAAATTCGGGCAACTCTTTTAAGCGAGTATAGCCGTGAGCCAAACCCCAACGACAATACGCCCTCAACTCTTTGTCGGTTAAATCACGACCTGCATCTGTTGTAACAAGTCCGTCTGCTCTCCTCCTTGTGGCGAGGAAACCTTGTAAATCCACATCCATAGTATGTTCAGAATAATGTTAGTTGTCTATCCTCCCAATCTAATAGTTCATCAACCTCTTGTACGGTCTTTCCGTACTTAAAGCCATAAGAACACAAATTGGGTGTTTTGCTTAACTTCCGCAGTTCCTCCCATAGTTCAGGGTGAACCTTGCGAAATCGGGAGAGTGTAGGTATCTTGCAGTTGGGACAAAACCAGCAACCGCCACGATGGGATATTTCATAGACAGGCGAGAGCAGTCCATATTCTTTACACTTTTCTCGCGCCATAGCCTCGGTATATCCATACTTTACCAGCAAAGATACCTTATGCTTTCCGTCAAAATCCTCGTAGCGGTCAGGCTCGTCAATAGCAATACCAATATACTGCACGATACGCTTGCGTATCTTTCGGTTACTGCCTGCTATTTCTGCCAAATAGCGGCGTATGGGGGTTACTTTACAATCTCTATTTATGAAACACTTGCCGCCGATTGGGAAACCGTAAATTTTGCCTGCGTATTCCCCCCCCCCACGGCGTTTGCGAAAAAATAGAGATAGTCGCGCTCTGCTTTAACCACATCGACCTTAACTCCCATAGCCTCTAACTTTGGTATTGCAGTCGAATATATCCACGCGATATGTTCGGGTATCTCTCCGCTAATCCCCCTCTTGTGGTCGAACATAACCTCCGAGAATACAACCCTGTCCAGTGGCTCGTTGTTTTCGAGAGCCAGCAATATCGTAGCGATACTATCCTTACCAAAGGAGCAGCTGGCGACATAGGTCGGTCTAATCGGATTGTTCGGTTTCATCTTGTCGTAAGTGTTTAATCAACGCATCAGCCATCATTACGGCAACTTGCGCTACCGTGTCTGCTCTTTGAGGCATTCCCAAGCAACTTTCAAAGACTTCGGGTGGGAAACAGACTCGAAGTAGAAATTCTTTTGCTAACTCATATCTGCGTTGCTCCCACTTTATTTCTTTTTCTCGTTGTATGTTAGCATCCTCTGCTATCCAGTCTATACATTTGCAATGAGGGCACGCAGAAGGAATGGTATTATGTATGCTGTACATACTGAACTTGAAGCCACAAGCCGAACAGGTAAAAGTGAATTGTGTCTTACTCATAGTTGAAAATATTTGAAGATTTTTGAAAAACTTTCACATTTATTCGTAAATAAATCGCCAACCACTAATATCCTCTGTGCTGAATATCGTACCATTATCAGAAATCCAATCCTCTCCGTATCGGGCACCGATGTGTCGGGCATCTCCAACTTTGAACAATATTTGCAGATTTTGTTCAGGTAATGTGTCTTTTGCGTTGTACCACTCTGTCAATTCGCGATACATATCAGTTGCACCAGCCTCATAAGCCGTAGAAATAGTAAAATGCATATCAGGCAGGTTAGGTATATTCTTCTCGCAGTATTCTTTGGCTTTTTGCTCTAATGTTTTGAGTTTCATAGTTTCGATTGTAATTCTTGTTGTCGTCTTAAACCAAATTCTTCGGCATATTCTAACTCTGCCCAAGCGTGTTGAAATACTCGCTTATCTCTTTTAGAGAAAGGTCGATAAACGCCACGACCATTATAGTAGCATTTAACTACCTCGAATGAACGCGTGCTTACCTGTACAGCCCAAAAGGGCTTTTTGTTTCGTGCAGTTCTTCTTGCCATTATGCTACTCTTCTGTATTGAGGTTTGCTTAACTCCTTTGCCAAAGCAGTTGTCATCGCTTTTGCCTGATTAGTTTCTACGGCATTGCCGATAAACTTCTTTTGCTCCGCCTGCGTGCCTATTAAAATGTAATCTTCGGGGAAGCCCATAATAAGTTTCAGTTCCTGTATTCTCAACATTCGCATCTTAATATCAACTATCCCATACATCGCCATAAACTGCTTAATCTTGACCATTGCAGGACTATCACCTTTCTCTATGACAACAGCCACATTGCCCTTTTCTGTCGCTATTAGGTAAGGTGGCATTTTATCCATACGAGCAATCAAGGTAAAGCACGGTTTGTTTACAGAGCCGCCAGCAGAACTATATTGAGGGTTCATCAAGAATTGTTCGCAGGTAACAAGTTGGTGCTTGGGATTGGTTGTTACCGTGGGTGCTGGGGTATCAATAGCCGAAGGAGTGCCATTGCCATACTGCATATCAATAAATGCGAGTCTATCTTTTGTGGTAAGAGTCGGTGCTGGCTCATCTATGCTATGATTATGACCGTTGCCATAATACGCTGTGATAAATGCGTGATGGTCGCGTGTGGTAATTGCGCCAGCAGGCTCATCAACCGACACATTCTTTCCATCGGGACTACCGCCATAGTATTTCGACAGAAAACTAACTTGTGCTAACCCCAGTCGATTTTGCGTTGCTACGGTAGGGCAAGGCTCGTCAATCCCCGGACACACATACTTGCCTTGACGACTCATACTATTCCACTTAATCATAAAAGCATCTTTACCACCAGCAACAAATTTAATTAGCCCTGCATATATGCGCTCCAATGTAGCCTCCACCAAAGATTTCTTGCGCCCAAATATACTTTCTCCTTTATCCGAAAAGTCCAAGACCTCGCGTACTGGTTTCCACGGCGCAAGACACCCGAACAAATCAGAAGAACCGCTTTTACTATGTGTAGGTTCGGGGAAAACTATTGGCAAATCGCCTTTCGCGAACACTCCAAAGAACCTACGGCGAGAGGTATAGGCTCCGTAATCTGCTGAATTAAGAATACGATGAGCAAAGTGGTAGCCATAGTTGCATACATTTCTTACCCATAATTGGTAAAGTCGCCCAGCATCTTTACTTATGGGTTTACCTTTATCGTCAAGGTCGCCCCACGACATAAACTCCTCAACATTCTCTATCTGAATGTAGTCGGGCTGCAATGCCTCTATATACCTGAATAGATGTTCCGCTAATGTTCTACTATCAGCATCGCGTGGCATACCACCTTTGGCTTTGCTAAAATTAGTACATTCGAGCGATGCCCATAGAACAACATACGCATTAGGGTATCGTTTGCGCTGACGATTGAGGTGCTTTACCAATGGAGATAGTTCCAATGTGCGAATATCCTCGGTAAAGTGTAGGGCTTTGGGATGGTTTGATGCGTGCGATGCAATAGCATTGGCATCGTGATTTACACACGCAATCACTTCCGCGCATTGCTTGCCGTTAAGTTTGGCAGCATTTACACCTGTTGATGTTCCACCAGCCCCACAAAACAAGTCGATGTACAACAATTTCATACCTGCTACATAACTAATTGAAACTCGTAGGCTATAACCCACTCGTTGTTATTCCATAGATGACCACCTGAAATACGATTTATCAGACTTTGAAAAGACTCTTGCGGAGTTCTTCCATATACAAATCCGTTATGTTCGCAATCCAAGAAATAGTATGATGGGCTAATACCATCGTCTTCCATCATTATGCCCTCTTTGAAACAATCATCTACGGAGATGTCTTGTATGCGTTCAGCCTTTACCCCTGTAATACGAATGCGATACGGCATCAAATCAGATAGTACATACATTTTGTTGCGCCACCCGTCCAACTGGTCTAAACGAGCCTTAATGTTAATGCCATTGGCATTACGAAAAGTAATAGTGTGCTCAGGCGGATAAAGTTCAGAGTATCGCTGTGCTACGGCGACAACCTCGCCAACCTTGTAGTTGCACTTATGGCGACCTACCTCCTTGCCATCGCTGTATGCTACGATGTAGCCATCCTCGTACTCCAAACTATCTGCGTGTTCTGCCACATTCTCAAACGGTGTATCGGGCTCAACTCTTCGCGTTTGAGTCTTGCGCATCCCGATAACTGCATTGGTTAATCCGTAGCGGTCATTAAACATTATCTTTTTCATTCTTACCTCCTTAATAAATCGAGTTTGGGATTTTGCTTTTCGTACAAAATCTTCTTAACTCGTTCTATTTCCGCATCAACAGCCTTTTCAAGGCGTTTACTATCCACCAATGCCTTGTTATTTTTGAAACGGAAATACTCTTTTTGCGCCTCGCGCATTTCAGTTACTAATTTGAAAAATTGTTGTGCTGTCATAGCCCTGTAAAAAATAGCGACCTCTCACTATTCAGCAAGAGGTCGCCCACAATCATTTGTTATTTTGCATCGCTCTCACAACAAGGTTGAGAACAGCAGTCCTCGCAATCCTCTCGTGGTTTGAACACGAGGTCAGCCCAAATGTCAATGAACTGCTCTCCTGCATACTTTGCCAACTCCTTTGTTTTGAAGGCAAGGCGAGAACCG